CCAGCCCATGTGAATAGAGCCTTAAGCTACGGTGTCGAGTTTTCCAGACCTGACCCCCATAGTATATATCAATCTAATTCAGGCCATATCATTTTGTAAGAAAGCGGAAAAAGTTGCTTTCTAGACCATAGACCGTGGCTTTCTTTTTCTAATGTCGCGGCAAGGATCACCAGCTTGTCATAGGGAATTACCCCGTTTTGCCACATAGAAACCGCTGGAACGCTTACGCCTACTAAGTTTGCTACTTTGGTAGGGCCACCCAATAGCTTAATCATTGTTCGTGTTGATGTTGTATCCATTAATCTATCTTAACATTTTTACAACATTTTGCAAATAAAGTATTGCAATCCTATTTAAGTTAGCTTAATATCTAAGTACGGCATAAGCCGTGTTAATTAGGAGAAACTCAAATGAGTGAACAAGAGCAAGACTTCAACAGCTTCCAAGAACATTTGGAACGCATCTTTAAAGACCTCGAAGATGGGGTATTTATCACAGCAGATGAAATCGGTGACCTACGCTATGCGTGTGGTTTGCCATCCCCAATCCGTAACACCCAAGTCAATCCATTATTGCGTGATGTAATTAATGGTTTTGGCGATGCTTTGGCATCTTTTCCATCAATTAGGAGTAGTAAATGATTATTTCAGACAACACTAAAGAATTTAAAATAGCCCCAGCAGGTAACCACATGGCTCGGTTGTACTCGGTCATTGACCTAGGGCATCAAGCTACCGAATGGGCTGGCGAAACCAAGATCATGCACAAAGTCGTATTGACTTGGGAGTTGCATGGTAAAGACGATAACGAGCAACCATTGACTACAGATGACGGCAAGCCGTTAATCGTGTCTAAGCGTTATACCGTAAGCCTTGGTGAGCAGGCGCGATTGCGTCAAGACTTAGAAGCATGGTCTAACAAAAAGATGACCGCAGAAGATCGTAAAAACTTTGACCTCAAGAATCTATTAGGCAAGTTTTGTATGGTTAATATCACGCATAGTGAAGATGGTCGTTACGCAAACATTTCAGGCATTAGCCCTGTACCGTCAGCACTTCGCGCCCACCAACCTGAAGGTATCAATAACCCAGTTCATTTTTGGTTAGCTGAGTTTGATCAGGCTAAGTACGATGCGCTGCCTAAGTATTACCGCGAAAAGATCACAGAATCAAGCGAATGGCGCGGTCAGAAGGCTAAAGAAGAAAACAAAGTAACGATTGAAGATAGCGACTTATCGGATATACCTTTCTGATGATAGTTAAAGAAAAGTTAGCCGAATCAGGCCATTGGTATACCAAGCAGGGAACACCTGCCTATACCACCATCGGTAAAACTGGGGAAAGACCTACGACTTTGCGCGATGCAAGGAAAGAAGGGCTTTTACCCAGCGTTACTACTATTCTTAACATTATGTCTAAAGCAGGGCTAGATACTTGGAAACAACAACAAGTCCTGCTGGCGGCATTAACTTTACCAAGGCAGACCAACGAACCTGAACAGGAATGGCTAAAGCGCGTTATGCAAGACAGCCGTGCTACTGGCAGGGAAGCTGCGGAACGCGGTACAGCAATTCACGCAATCATTGAAAGCTATTTTGAACAGGTGTATATGCCTGTAAAACCAGCTTACCTTGATGCGATTGATAGTACGCTTAAAAGTACTTTTGGTGAGCAGCCTTGGTTATCTGAGAAGTCTTTTGGGCATCCATTAGGGTTTGGCGGTAAATGCGACCTTATGGCTAAACCGATCAACGGTCAAGGCATAGGCTATATTGTTGATTTCAAAACCAAAGATACCGATTTAGATAAGGTTGATGTATATTTTGAACATGAAATGCAGTTAGCGGCCTATCGCGAAGGACTAAACTTGCCCAACGCACGGTGCGCCATCGTATTTGTCAATGGCACGACTAACCAAGTAAAATTAGTAGAAATAGAAGAAGCACAGCTTCAAAAGAGTTGGGATTGCTTCCAGCACTTGTTAAGGGTCTATCAGATCAAGAACAATCTTTAATACCGAAAGCATCACGGAGCAAGTAGGTATCGGGGGAAAGCGTAAAGAAGTGAGTACCCCACCCTTTTAAGGGCGTTAAGCCGCCAATGTAGGATGCAGTAATTGGGTAATTTTGCGGCTTTCTCGCCCATTCGCAGTAACTGCCAAATACAGCCCAAATTTATTTTTAATTTTGTTGTTTTTTTGCTAAATAACCCTTGCATTGTTAAGATAGCTTAACTAAACTGGAAGTACTCAATAACGAGTGAGATAGAAAAAGGAGTTTCAAATGAAATATATCAGCGTAGTGGACACAGCAAAATTGGTAAGGGCAGCCCTTAAAGAATCATTTGTTGGCGTAAAGTTCAGCGTTAAAAGTGATAGTTATGCTGGCGGTGCAAGCATCAACATTTCTTACAAAGACGGCCCTACAGAATCCCAAGTAAAAGCGGTTATTAGCAACTTTGAAGGATCATACTTTGACGGCATGATTGACTACAAAGGTTCTTGCTATGCCAATTTAAACGGTGAAGAAGTTAAATTTGGTGCTGACTTTATTTTTGTAAAAAGAAATTACAGCGTTGAATTTTTAACAAAAATGGCAAATCAAGTTGCTTTTAGCTACCAAGTAAAAGAACCTTTTGAAATTGTAGATAGCGTTTATAGCGGTGCTTATGTCAAAAGTTGCGATCAAATTTACTTGCCATGCAATAGGTATTTTGCTGCTCAAGTAGGATTCGCGGCTTCAGAAGTTAGCTTTTGTGAATCCCAGCCAAGCAAGACTGCTTCTAGTGTTTACAGCATGGGTGATGACGGGTACGGTCAGGGTTGTGTTGGCAAGTTGGCTGCCTAAGGGGGATATATGGACATCAAGATACTAGAAAAAAGTTTAGCTGGTCAGCAGTTTGTTTTGGGTCAAAGCAAAGACCCAGTTCAGATTGAGCGCGTTACCAAAACAATTGCAAAGCTAGAGAAACAAATGCTTGAATTAAAGGTTCGCGAATTAACGGTTGAAAACGGTGATTTAAGGAAGCAATTAAAAAATGTATGTAACGCTTTAATGGAAAGGAAATTGACATGAACTTAGAAAAACTACAGCAAAAACTACCAAAATTGCTGAATATGAAATTTGTTGATAAAAAATTGGTAGATGTGCTTGAACCGCCTTATAGCTTTATTAAAGATGGTAATTTGTACATTAGCGGTGAAAATGGTGACGATGCTTGTGATTATTATGGTGAATTTAGAGGCGGCTATCCTTACATAAACCCAGCTTTATTAGAATTTGCAGAAAAAAATGGGGGTATGTTTGAATGGGAAAACCCAGCTTGTATCGTATTTTGTAAAGATTAATCAACGGCAGGCTATAGGCATTATTCAGTTCTATGGCTCTAAGAGATTTCAGATCTAAGAAGTTTATGGCCTGCCACCCAACTAAAGGAATCAAAATGAAAGACGCAATTGGAGTTTTTTTATTAGGTGTTTTATTTGCAGCTATGTTTGTTTACGGCATACCTGCTAAAGCGCAGTCTTACCCTATGACAGATGCCCGTGGCTACAATGTGGGTACGGTGCAGATACAGGGCAATACAGCCCAGTTTGTAAACCCAATGGGGGTAACTACCCAAACGGCCACAATCTACCCTAATCAGGTTGTTATCACCAGCCCTAGCGGATATACCCAAAGCGTTGTGGGCAATACGCTTTATACCGTGCCTATGTCCCCACCAACACCATCTAGCCCACGGGTGCTGCAATGAAACAAATGACCGATTACGAAATGGCTAAAAACGGTGATTACATTATTAGCTATGATCCGCATACTCAAGTTAGAAAAAGCGATCCTTATACATCGCACCTTGCAGCTAACTCAATTAACCCATCGGCTCACTACGCTTTAATCATTGAGGCTTTAAAGGTTTCGCCAGCAGGCAAGACTTTAATCGCTAAAAGATCAGGGTTGCATCATGGTCAGGTAGCAAGACGATTGACTGAACTAGAACGCAATGGGCTTATTGGCTTAACTGGCAAAACTGTTAAAAGCGATTCTAATCGCCAAGAAAGGGAATGGTATCTACTATGAGTACAAGATCAAGAGGAATGGTTGGCAAGACCTATAAATCGGCTTCAGAGGCGTTTAAAGATGCTGACTATGCTACCGCCATACAAAGACCCGAATCGTCTGATTTCAGCGGTTTTGGTGCGTTCTGTGGGGGTATGTTGTTTATAGCTGTGTTTGGGTACGGATTTTTTTTAACAATAAGGTAAAATAGACGAAACCCCAAAGGTATGCAAACCAATGGGGCTTCTACCAACCAACTGTTAAGGAGTTGTAATGGATTCAAATATTTTAACTCAAGAATATGTCCAAGAAATCTTCAGATATAAAGACGGAGAACTTTACTGGAAAATATCAAAAGGGTACATAAAAGCTGGTTTTAAAGCTGGTTGTATTGATTCTGAGGGTTATAAAGTTCTTACATTAAATAAAAAAACATATAAAGCCCATAGAATTATTTTTTTATATCATCATGGCTATCTTCCAAAAGAAATAGACCATATAGACAACAATAAATCAAATAATCTTATAAATAATTTAAGAGCAGCAACAAGAAGCAATAATGCCAAAAATGTAAAGCTTAGAAAAAACAATACTTCAGGCGTAAAAAATGTTAGATGGAATAAAGACAGAAATAAATGGGAAGTAAAGTTACTTGTTAATGGTAAAAGAACTTATTTTGGTTGGTTTGACAATTTAATTGAAGCGGCAAAAGTTGCTGAAAATGCTCGAAATAAACACCACAAAGAATTTGCTAATCATCTTTAGGATAAAACATTCAAAACCATATTTATTTTAGCTTTTCTGTCATCTAAACCAATAGTTCCACCGTTAATGCGTTTGGTCATGGTTTCAATATCATCGACCAGCGCATTTAACTGTTTACGATTCCAGTACCAGCCTGCACTTAGAGCCGCATATTTAGGAGTACTAAGCAGATCAGGATGACTGAGAAAATCCACACCAAGACCAAATCCGCAGTTTGCATAGTTTTCCTTGCCTGTTAGCTGTATAAGACCGCGCCCAATATACATACCAGCTTCTTCAGGCGTAGAATTTCCCATACGCCCAGCGTAAACTTTAGAAGCTATTTTTTCAGGATTGCGTTCATATTTTTCTGCCGTATCCATGTCAGGAAAGCGCGATGGCCAAGTCCGCATTAGCGCGGCAGCAGAATAATTAAGGTTTTCTGATAAGTGTTTAAAGCCACCTGATTCGTGCATACATTGACCAATAAAGCAGGCTTGACGCTTTGGAGTGTTGATCTCGTACTTTTCAAAGGTTTCGTTTAAAGGTTCTAACCACTCATGCCCTAAACCTAACTTGTCTAACTGATCAAGCGTCATTTAATGCCTATTTGCTGATTAATCCACGACTGTAAACTGACTAATTGTTGCGTGGTTTCAGCGCATTGTCCAATAAGTTCTGTGTAGGCGGTGTTTGCATTAGCGACTGCGGTGGTGTTGGAAAGGTTGGACACGCTGCTGGAATTGGGCTGGCGCACCCCACTAGCATAATACTGGCGCAGCAAAGCAAGTTTCGCATCATATTCATTGGCAATTCCTTTGGTTACAAGTTCGTGTTGCTTTTGGATTGATTGCACATGGGCTTCTTGTGCTTTGGCGGCAATTTCAACCTGCTTCTTATATTCAATATATCGTGAATAGCCCATCCACCAGCCACTACCAAAAGCAATAGCACATATCCCAGCAATAATTGAAATTTTGACATAATCAATCATTTCTCATCCAAGGGCTGTGTGGTTATAAAGCGCAATACAGCAACAATAATGCCAATAGTAATAAGGCACACACCGTAGTATCGAGGGTCAATAAGGTCTTGAACATAGGAAAAATTATCAAATAATGCGCCAAATATGACTAGCGCAAAAGAAAACCACATTGTCTTGCTTTTAATCATTTGCCAGTAAAGTAATGGCTCATAAAGCCAATAAATGTGGAAAAGGCAGATACGATAGCCATACCAGCCCAAAAGCCACCACGACCCTTATTAGCAAGTTCTAGAAGCTGTTTAACATCCTTGCGGAGTTCAGCAACTTCATTTTCCATTGCTTCTACCTTTTGCCAAGTAACGCCAAATTTTATAGGGTCGATGTCCACAAGCGTATTCACTTTGTTTTCGGTTTGCGAGTAGTCGCTTTTTTAACGGTTTTCTTAGCTACTTTTTTAGCAGCAGGCTTTGGGGTAAATGGAAAATCAAAGGTTTCAACTTTAGGCTGAAAACCAAACTTGTCTAATATCCATGTAAATGTAAAGTTCATTATCTTAACTCCAACCAAGTATTAATTGACCCACTAGTTAATGTAAGTACATAAGTGTTTGAATTTGGAATAATAAAAGTATATTGAGGTGTTGAAGATGCTGCTGCAATTATAGAAGAAACAGCAGTTACTCCATTTATAACTATAGTTCCTTGACCAGTACCTGTTGCATTAATAACAATAGATATTTGTATGGGTTTTCCTGTGGAGTTTGTATAAGTTGTTCCTGATGCTCTGCTTGATGTTAAATTTTGCCAAGTTTGGCTATAACCAATGGCGTTTGTAGAATTTGTAGAAAGTCCAGCAGTTAAACTAGCAGCAGTTCCAGTTAAACCAGTTGCAGGGCCACTAAATTGAGTTGAAGCCGTAACAGTAGTCCCAGTAATAGTGTTTGCAGTAGACGCACCAATGGTTGCGCCATTAATTGCGCCACCTGTAATAGCTACATTATTAGCATTTTGAATGGCCATTGTGCCTAAAGCAGCAACTCCAGCATCAACATAAGCTTTTGTAACAGCATCTTGAGCACTAGTTGGAGTGCCTAAAGAAGTAATCCTATTGCTACTCATTTGAAGGTCACCAGTAATAGGTGTTTGACCATCCGCAGCCACAGAACCAGTTAAAGCTGTTGCCATGTCACTAAGGGTGGTGTTAGCCCAAGTAGTGCTAATTACCGTTGCAGGTACTACTGGGTTTCCTACTGGGAGATTATATGTTCCCGATCCATTTCTACTCATAATATGTCCTTATTCCGCTGTTGATCCAGCAGATTGCATTAATAACATTTTGGCTAAATTTGCCCGTTCCATTTCTTTTACTGCTTTTTCAGTCATTTTAGTGCCTTTAGGAATAGTTTTAGCTATTTCCATGTATGAAGCTGCTTGTTGTGGATTAAGCAAAGTTTGGGCAAATTGATTGGCCAATTCTTTGTTTGCTTTTCCATAAACAACATCGCTTGCCCTAGCTAGTAAATTACCAGCAGTTTCAGCTAAACCACGCCTACGCAACAAATTAGGCAAATTAATCTGATTGAGCATATTCCCATAAGCTAATTTTTGAATGGTGTCAGAACCTACACCGCGCCCAGCAGTTTGAGCAAAATCAGAATTAAGCAAATCTTGTTTTATGTTTTGTAAAGTTTGCATTTGATTAGGGGCTAACGAATTTTCTAATGTAGCATTTTTTTGACCAGTAATTTTTTTAGCCAAATTATCTTTTAAAGCATTAGATAATGAAGCGGGAGTTAAATTTCCCCTAAAATTTGCAGATTTACCAATTTCTTCAATAATGTCTGCCTGATTAATTGGCTTAGACATTCTTGCATAAGTTTCTCTAGCTTGTTTATACATTGGAAGCTGATTTTCAATAGCTGATAAAAATTGACCTTTTGTATTTTTAATTGCTGACAATTCATTACCAGTAATTCCATGAACATCAGGTCTATTTGTTAGATCATCTAAACCCATTTTTATGTAATGGGCTGCTTTACCAAGCATTGATCCCTCAATAGCAGGAATGTTTCCTAATGGTTTTCCATTAGCGTCTAAAATACTACTTGCCATTGTTGGTAATTCTTTTTGAAATTCTAAATTTTCGCCATTTTCTTTAGCTAAATTTTTAGCTCTTTCCAAAGCTTTTTCCATTGAAGGTCTAGTCAATAATTCTTTTATTTCAGGAGTTGCAATAACTTTTTCTGCTTTTGCTCTGTTATAAAGATCATTGGTAGCCTTTTCACGCAATTCAATAATTGCCTCTTTTGGGGGTTTGATTGATTCAATTGCCTGTATTCTTGCTTCGTTTTGTGCAACTTGTCTTGCGGCCATAGTATTAGTGGCTTCTTGAGAAACCGCTGTAGCAGCCCTTTGTGCAGCGGCAAGGCTAGGCACTCCAGCAGCCTCACCAACTGTAGGCATAGAACCTTTTACCAATTCTTTCGATGCTTTTAAATTGGCAACAGCTTTTTCCGCTTCATTACCAGCATATTCTCTTAATGCACGACCAATAATTTTTTCTCTGCCGCCAGTATATAAAGGTTCAACTAATGCTTTGCCGACATTGTAGCCAGTTTTAAGAACCCCACCAACAACAGGAATAGCAGCACCTAAAGCACTTTGAATACCAATATTTTGTGCTTTATCTTCTTTGTACTGTTCGGGTGTAAGACCAGTTTGTTCGGGAGTTAAAACCCCTGATAAAGCACCCATGCCTGCGCCTTGTGCCACTCTTTGAGCAAAGCTAGGAATCATTCCAGCCGTGCCTATCCCCATATAAGGGGCAGCTTGTCCTACAGCACTACCAACTTGATTGACTGCACTACCAAAGTCACCCATTTGGGCTTGTGTGCCTTTTTCAATTTGATTGATAGCATTAACCATGTTATCACCAATATTGCCACCACCGATCAATTTGTTGTAAGCCTGTACCAATGCCGCTGGCGATTTAGCTATGCCAGTAGCTATATTTATAGGAAGGCTAACTGTGCTTGTTAAAGCTTGTTGTGCATCTTTTGTATAGCCAGTAGGGGCAGAACCATAAGAAGATGTAGACAAAGGGATGCCTTCAGGTGAATATTGAACTTCACCTTGTGTATACATATTGCCTTGTTCTGGGGCTGGTTTTTCAATTTGAAATCCAGCAGGCAAATTAGATCCGCTTTCTAATTGAAATCCTTGTGGTAACGGCATTATTGACCCCCAGCAGGTTGCCAAGTATTTCCACCATCGGTAGACATAATTCTTGTTTTACCGTCAGTAGCATATATTGGTGCGGCTGTTGATGCAACAGGATTAACAGAAAGATTAGGAACAACATTTTGTTTTGGTTGCCCTTGATAAGTTGGTATAGCGTTTGGCACGGCTGTTGTTCCAGCGGCCTTACTGCTAATATATTTATTGTAAGCGTTTAATTTTTTAATAACGGTTGCATCATTATCGTAAATAGATGGTAAAAACCGCATAATAATAGTTTTTTCAGAAGGGGTTTGTGCAGTGCCAGCCCTTTCTTTGATAACAGCAGATGCAGTATTAAATACATTTGATCTTGCTTCAACAGCACCTTCGGGCAATTTTGCGTTCATAGCTGCCTGACCAATTTCTCCACCTAATAGTTCAGGTGCAGCATATTTGCCACCAAAATACTGTCTATTTTTTTCAACACCTTTAATTGCATCATTAATAATTGATGTTTGTTGATTTGTTTCAATTAACTCTTTTTGTATATTGGCTGGAAGCGGTGGCATTAATGCACCTGTTGGTGAACCTGTTGCACCACCTTGAGCACCGCCAATAGGAGTAAGAGTTTTTGAATTTGGATTGTATTCTGCAAACCCACCTGCTACTGGTACAAGTTGATTAGCATGAGGAGCAAATACATGATGTTTGGGAAGGGTTTGTAGCAATTTAGTTGGGTCTCTAGGATCACGAATTTCAATGCTTGTACCTGTATCTATTTGTAAAGGAGCATGATATTTAGTGCTACCAGCAGCCAAATTAATAGGAGCACCGCCACCAATGCTAGGCATAACAAGGTTTTCACCTTCACCAAGTTTTTGTGGCTTCATTAACTCTTGAGCCATTCCTTGTAAAAATGGACTTTGAGTGGCATATTGCATAGCTTCGTTACGCGTTTCAGGGTTAGACATTAATTTTTGGAATGTGCCTAATGCTTCTGATTTTCCTTGGCGTAATGTTTTAGCTAATTCAAGTTGCTTTTGTTCAGCAGTTTCCATGCCTTTGCTACCAGCATAAGCAGCAAATAAAGGTGTTAAATATTGTGTAAAAGCAGGCGCAACATAACGCCCAGAAATCATTTGGCCTTGTGGCTGTTGCATACCTTGTTGCAATAACATTTGTGACAGCTTTTGTTGCTGATTAATGTTTTGCAATTCAGGTTGATAGTCTAAAGGAACTTCGCCATATATATTGTCTGCCATAATTATTCCTTTAGCCGTAAATTGGGCCAACAAAATCTGGCGATGCTTGATTTGATTGACGAGTTAGCCAATTTCCAACGCCACCTAAACCGCTAAATGTTCCAGCAGGGGACATCAAGCCAGCAGCACCAAGACCCATCAAACCGCCTGTCATGCTTGCATTTCTAGCTTGTTGCGCATTGTAAGCACCCAATTGATTTGTATATTGTGCATTTGTAGCACCCAATATATCAGCCCCAGCAGTCGTTTGTTGTTGTGCTGGATTAATGTAATTCGGAGTTCCCAACGCTTTTAATTGACTACCAATAGTTAATGGAAGTTGATAATTGCCAAGATTTTGTGCATATTGTTGTTGATTAGCTTGTAAACCAACTCCCATACCACCAACAATTGCGCTAGTGCGCTGGTCATTTTGACCTTGTTGAAATACTCTTGCAGCATTGGTATAAGCTTCTGAACCAACAGGTATTCCCTGATTAGCCATTTGTGCATCAAATTGTTTTTGTTGCATAGCCTGTTGTGGCTGCAAGCGGGACATAATCGCATCGCTATAAGTCTGATTTGGATTAATGCCATAAGACGGTAAATTACCGCCTGTAAACTGACTTCCGTATTGGTTGGCTATCTGCCCTATGTTGGTATTGATCGCACTTCCAAGAGGCTCTGTAGGCGTTTGAGTGGCACTATAAATTGGGTTGCCTTGCGAATCTGTACCAGCTTCAGCATAGTTCAATGAGCCATAAGGCGTGTATTGATTTACACGATTGGCCGCAGCAGCAGCTTTAGCAGCAGCTAAATTATTAGCCGCAGTAGCGTTTGCCGCCCCTGTGTAGTCAGGTGTTGCTGGTGCGCTGCTACCACCGCCACCGAATATCGAATCAACTACTCCGCCCATTGCTTTCTCCTTGTTGTAACCATTTGCATTGATTACGCTTCATTGCGACTACTATAAGATCACCATTAGGGTGACCATACGGTATGTCAGCTACCTGCTCAAAGCCAAGTTTTCGGCACAAATTCAAGGACTTAACATTGTCCTTAGACATTGGTGCAATTATAACTTTAACTTTAAGTTTGTTAAAGGGGTAATCAAATATAGCAAATAATAAGTCTTTATTTAACCAATACACATCCGTGGAAGCAACATGAATTTGACAAGAATTTGGTAAAAAGCTGTTATACCCAACAACGGCTATTAATTGCCCGTCTTTTTCTTGTCCAATACACGCTGTATTCTGCGGATAATCAAACTGCCCTGCCTCTGAAAGCCACCCTCTTAAATAAGATTGATTCTCAGTTGTAACGCAACGCATTACAGTACGCCACCTGTTTCAAACACAATATCAGTAGATGCCCAATGTAAATCCACGCCTTGCGAGGCAATACTCATGGAAATTCCACCTGAAAAACCTATTCCAGTTACGCCTTGCCATTGTTTAATAACATTATTGCCACCAGCCCAATAAGCCGCATCCCATAAAGCAACATCCCATTTTGAACCACTACCGCTATAAGGATTAAAGGTAACTGATCCAGTTGGCGGAACAGGATTAAAGTCTGTACTGATACCAACTAAAACAGTCGGTAAAGCGTTGTCGCTAATAAATATAGGTCTAGCCATAGTAAACCGCTTTAAAGTGGCTCTAGTGTCAAAATAGCTGTATGCCTGCTGAATTGTGGCATTAATGTTTGACCCATTATCGTTTGTACCATCCCAAAAGCGACCTACATAACCATTTCCACCAAAGAAAATGTCCGCTTTGCCGTGAACTTCCCAACAATTTGCGTTAATGTTGGTAAAGTTAGCCCAAGATTTAGTAATGGTGTGCATTACATACTGCTGGATTCCATTGCTGATAGGCACATTAAGAATTAACATATTTAAGCTGGCGTAATAATTGACCTGCCAGCCATAATTGTCATAGTAACTAGATGCCGCTTGGGATACAGCTTGATAAATTTTGTCAGTAATGTTGATTCTAGGATCAAGTCGAGAAGATTGCAAAGCTGAAGCTAGGGGTACAAGGCCATCTTGCGTCAATAGCAGTAAATCGCCTGCAAACTTAAAGAAACAGCGTCTATTAAAGGTTTGACCTAATTGCCATACGCCTTTTAATGCCCATGTAGTTGCAGAAGTAGGGTCTGTGCCGTTATAAACAATAACCTCGCCCATATTGGTGACAAATACTGCGTAGTCATCCACTCCTTGACCAGCGTCAATAGTCCATGTTCCCATTGCTTGCAAAAAACCGCCATTACGGGCAATTCCACTTAAATCAAGTGCGTTTGCTGCACCGCCAATAGAATTGACATCCAAATACCATACTTTTAATGTGTCTTTTTGGGTAAACCAAAGTCGGTTTTTAAATAAATTGACATTAATAAAGGTTGATGAATCTACTCCAGTAATACCTATAACAGTATAAGTACCCACCACAGTAGCATTTGCCGCTGGGGTTGTAGCCATTACATAAGTAAAAGTTGTTGCCCCTGTTACGGTAATAACATAAGTACCGTTATAGTCATTGGCCGTTGCACCAGTAATAGTAACCCTATTGCCTGTAATAAGACCGTGTGCAGAGCCTGTAGTTAGGGTGGCTGTAGTACCTGAACGGGTAATACTGCTAATGGTTTGGGCGGTTGTTGTTGTGGCTACCTTGAACCATGCCGAACCGTCATAAATCATGGTTGGATCAGCCCCGTTACAAGCTACTAAAAAATGCCCACCAGCATTAGAAATATTGATGTGCTGAAATTTTGAATTTGTAAGACCTGTAAATACAGAAGTTGCCGCAGCTTGACTTGTAGAATTGTAAATAACGCCATCGGCTACCGAAAACAGCTTTTCGCTAGTTGGTGCGCTGTAATTCATCAAAGAATAGACTTGACCAGTAATTCCTGTGGAATATTGGGTGTATCCATACCTTAACTGAACATCAGAAGGCGTTGGAAACATATTGGTCAAAGTCACCGCATCTAAGGGTGACATTTCAGCAATTGAATCCCTAGCGTTCCAGCCCCCTATAGGAGCAGCTAAAGATGAAGTGCTTGCTCTACGCTGTTGAGCCGCCATAATTAACTACCGTAACCAGTATCAGGGATATTAGCCCATCCGATAAGAACTGCGCTAGGTTGCGGAGCAAAGGACAATGTAGCAGAACCCTTGTCATTAGCTTTGGCAACGCTTAAATAACGGTTGTAATCTTGTTGTAATGAAGTTGTATCAAATGATTTGATTTGGAAATACTTAAGCTTGGTGCTTAAAACCATTACAGTATTGTCTAAAACAGTAGTATCTGTATCGCTTTGAAAGCTATTTAAAACATTACCTGATACATCCCGTACAAAGCCCCTAGAGCGGTATTCAAAGCCTAGATATTCTTGGGTGTTGTAAGGTGGCCAAATTTGAAATTTTCCACCTAGAATACGCCAGCGAACCCGTGGGCCAGTTGAAATATAACCCGACTTTAGCCATTGCCATTGCTGGGCATCTACTGGGCCAAGCATCTGCCAATGCTTTGTCTTGTCCCAATGGGTGTTATCTGTAATAGTTTCGTAATCAGGCGGTAAATCGTATATTGTCTTGCTAAATGTTACTGTGCCGCCTACGCTAGTAGCAGAAGCTAATTGAGTTGTAATTAAAGATGTCGAATTTGTAACGGTATTAATATAAGTATCTTGTGGGATGCTTGTTCCTACGATGCTATAAGTGTTATCCAGCCCTGTAGTGCTAGGAATATTGCTTAAAACATAAGAATTATTAACAGTATCACAGGTAGTTGTAACCGCTGTGGTGTAAAACCGATACTCTAACTCCAAAGCCTGCCAATCGTACTCCTTTACCAAGTCATACCCTGAACGGTTTAACAAAGATAGGACTTGCTGCACATCCTGACTTTGATTGCCAATAACATAGGAAGGAATTGGTAAATTCAGTTCAGCGGTTATTTGCTGAACTAATTGGAGCAGATTGTATGACATATTTAAGCTTCCTCTGTGGCTACCGTTTTAGATTTACGGGGTTTCTTTTCACCAACAGCGGCAAGTATAGTGGCCATCTGATCTTGCATTGTGGCCAGCTTCGCATCTGTTTCAGCCTTTATTTTAGCAGTTTCTTCATCTTTTTTGGCAAGTTCTTGTTTTAAATCGTTAATTTCTTGCTCTCGTTTATCGGATTCCGCTGTTTTATCGGCTAGATTTAAAAATGATTTTGCTTTATCGCGAAAAGCATAAGGTGACATTCCTGCCGCCATGCCCATTCGCTGTAATTGCTGATCAGAAGCGTTTGCAACAGATTCAACCGTATGGAACTTCATTGCCCGTAATTCTTCTGCTTGGGATTTGGATACCAAAGGCCACTCTGATAGGGGTGTTCCTTCGTACCCTTGATCGTCTGCGCCTAATTGGTTTTGGTATTTAGCCCAGTGCATTGGAAAACGATTTTTATGCTGTTCTAAGGCATAAGTATCAATTTCGGTTAATGTATCGCCAGCTACGCAAATATGCACGAAATCAAATTCTTTGAATATTGGTCTGCCAGCTTCAACGGAAGCATCTTCTTGTTTTACAGCTTTCTTGTAGAAGCGTACTTGTAATCTTGCGTCTGCGCCTTGTTCATCTGATGGTAAAGCCATTTTTAAATCTCCTAAGTAGTTAGGTAAAAGTTAAAGAAAAAAAGGGCTACCCTTGTGAGGTAACCCTTCGTTTTTACTACAAATTGCTATTAAACACTAGCCTTACTGAACCAGCCATAATCGCCTGATGCCATAGAAGCACCTGACAAATATGTGCCTGTAGCACCCAAAGTTACTTGGAATGTAGAAGCGTTAATGATACAAGTAGCGGATGAAGTTGCAATAGCTACGCCTGCTTGGGCAAACACATAACGGAAGCCGTCAGAACCAAACACTTCAGCACCAGTAGGGCCAAATGTAGGAATTGATGTACCAGCAGAGTTAGGGTTTGTGTTGGCTACGTTGCTTAAATCAACTCCAGCCAAAGGGGTAATGGTATATGCCATGATATATTTTCCTTTCTAATCAATGGATTAAGTTGTCAACACGCCTTGTAGGAATGAGTTTGAGCAAGTTAAGTTGCCAGCCCAGCCATACAATTTGACGATCGCATCTTGGTTAATCGATTGACGCTCGCCACCGATAGGAACGAAATTACGCTCTTTGTGTGGGCGCAAGAAAATGTAGTTTGTGTTCAACAAGTACATATAAGTTGCGTTTTCTTGTGCGCCATAACCGCCACCCAAGATCACATCAGCTGACATACCGCCACCGTAGAACTTCAATGATGCGAAACCAGCAGCACCTTCTTCTACGCCTGCGATACGCTGAATAGCCTGTAAAGACTGAACATAGTATGAGTAGAAAGTGTTACCAGCAACGATTGTGTCAACCTTATCAGTTCCACGAACAGACTTGA